GTGACAGCATCCACAGGGCGTCGCTGGCGCAAAGGTTTCAATACCACAAACAAATCAAAAATCACAGCCTGCAACAAACTCAAAGTTTTGATAGAATCTCGTCGCATGAAAATACACTCAAAACCCTTGATCAGCGAGCTAAAAACATTTGTTGCACACGGCACCAGTTATGCTGCCAAGCCCGGTGAAACCGACGATCTTGTGATGTCTACACTGCTGGTTGTGCGCATGATGCAGTTGCTACAAAGCTATCACACAGAAATGGACTCACAGATTCGAGATCACGGCGACGTAATGATTGAGCCCTTGCCCTTTATTGTCATGCGCTAAATATAACACTATGTCAACGAATACAGCATCCCAACAACTTTTTGATCTTTTGGTCACTAAAAACTTCAATGTCGAAGCAAAAGACAGTAAAACAGATAGATCCCCGGTGGACGACAACGGCGATCCAGACAACAGTGCGGCTGATAAATTTGTGTTTGACTATGTTCCGCAATCGGGCAAAAACTACGGCACCGTGGTGATCTATGTCAACAGCAAGGACATTACGTTGATGTTTGGGGACAACATTGGTAAAACCATGGAAGGGCAAGACAAAACTGATTGGTTTGAGTTCATGTATCAACTCAAACAACTTGCAACCAAGAATTTTTTAAATTTTCAACCAGAAAACATCAACAAAGAAAAATTTGTTCGTCAAAGTCAAGCGTCCATCACAGAAGGCCTGCTGGAAAGCTGGCAGGGTCGTGGAGCCACAAGTTGGAGTGGCGCACCCACAGAAGCTCGAATTTTGATCAAACACAAAAAGTCCTTGGGCGAAGGCGAAGCACGTTTTCGTTACATAGACAGTATCTTTTTGGAAACAGCTCACGGCGAGAGATTCAAAATGAAAACTCGCAGCTTGACTGCGGCCAAGGCCATGCTGGAACATGTGCGTCAGGGCGGAACTCCTTATGACGCTCGTGGAACACACATCAACGAAATTGTTGAACAACTGGCAGTGTTGAGTCGTTTTCGCAGAGCCAATTCGGGACAAATTTTCGAAGGCGATACCAAAAATCTAGTGGAGCAAACTGATGCTTACTATCGAAACATGCACAGCATTCTCAAGCATTTGGGATCGGGACGAGGCTACAAAGCCTATTTTGAGAGCTGGGCCCCCGCTGAAGTAACCGAGGGCGACATTGTGATCGAAGACATCAAAGATTTGTTTGTGAAGCAAACAATTGATCACAGAATCGAAGAAGCCTTGCCAATTCTGGCTCGTATAACACAGGAGGCAGCTGCCATGAAAGAAACACAAATTTTTGAATCCTGGATCAACAATTTGGCCGAGGGCACCTGGGCCTTGCCCGAAACACCAGAACAAAAACAAACATTGATTGATTTGTTGAGCAAGAACTTCCCAGTGGGAGCAGATGCAACCAATGCCACGGAACAATTGTATGATGTTTTGGGCGACGACGAACTGTTTGACAGACTGCACGAGCTTGCTGATGCCAATGCTGATGCTGATGCTCGCAGCATAGTGATGGCTCGCATGCAAGAGCTATCTGATCAAAGTCCCGATATTGAAGTAGTGCTGGGTCAACTACAAACAACCAAACCCGAACAGCCTGTTGCATCACAGGCAGATCAAGCTGCTCAGAGCATGAAAGAAGCCGACGATCTGAGTTCTATCGAAGAAGCTCAGTGCAACATGACCGAAGCCGGGGAACATTGTCCCAAGCATGGCCTTGAAGAATGTGGCATCTACGAATACTCGGGCAACTGGACCAACTTTGGACTGGAAGAAAGCGACGAGCTGGCCAGACTGAAAAAAATTGCTTTGGGGAAGTAATTCATAAATACTCTTGACACCGAGACATAAAGCGCATATACTAGCTTGGTGTATGCGCTTTCTTGTTTGTGTGTCACAGGCAACTAGAATCTAAATTTTTAGATAGGCAACACTACATAGGCAACTTTTTAAGGAGAAATACTATGGCATCTTTAGCAGAAATTCGAGCACGACTACAGGCAGCTGAAAACAAACAAGGTGGGCAATCCACCGGCGGGGATCGATCAATTTACCCGCATTGGAACATGGAGGAAGGGCAATCGTGCACCATTCGATTCCTCCCCGACAGTAACTCAAAGAACACATTTTTCTGGGTGGAACGTCAAATGATTCGTCTGCCATTTGCTGGCATCAAAGGCGAAATGGATAGCAAGCAAGTAATGGTTCAAGTTCCCTGCGTGGAAATGTGGGAACCCAATGCCTGCCCAATTTTGGCAGAAGTTCGCACCTGGTTCAAAGACAAGAGTCTTGAAGATCAAGGTCGCAAATATTGGAAAAAGCGTAGCTACATCATGCAAGGTTTTGTTCGTGAGAACCCCATTGCTGATGACACTACCCCAGACAACCCCATCCGCAAGTTCATCATTGGCCCTCAGCTGTTTGCAACCATCAAGGCTGTGTTGATGGATCCCGAAACTGAAGAACTGCCCACTGACTTCCTGCGTGGTCTGGACTTCCGTATCACCAAGACCAGCAAGGGCGGTTATGCTGACTACTCTACCTCAAAGTGGGCTCGCAAGGAAAGTGCACTCACCGAAGTTGAACAAGCAGCTATTGAAGCACACGGCTTGTTTGACTTGAACACCTTCTTGCCCAAGCGTCCCGGCGATGTTGAACTGCGTGTTATCAAAGAAATGTTTGAAGCATCAGTTGACGGTCAGCCTTACGACACTGAGCGTTGGGGTCAATACTTCCGCCCTGCAGGTGTTCAGGCACCCAGCAACAGCGCCAGCAGCACCGATCATGCCGATGAGGACGCACCCAGAGCAGCACCAGCAGCCAAGCCTGCCCCTGTTGCCAAGGCAGAAACTCAGCCCTGGGAAGATGACGATGCGCCAGCTGCCGCAGCACCAGTTCAAACTGCTGCCAAGCCCACGCAGAAAGCCGAAGACATCCTGGCTATGATTCGTGCTCGTCAAGCCAAGTAAAGCACAAGGGCCCGGTATCCCCGGGCCCATTTGACATGAAATTTTCATTGATATTTGACAAATCTGGCGATACTTTGCCTTTTGAAGTAAAGTATAATCACGAGCTTCTTGAATTTTTTGTTGATAAGAGTAATCAACAATCTCAAAATTCATTTGTCAATGATGGAGTGCTGCAAAGAGATATTGACAGAAAATTAGCACATCTGCACTGGGCAATCACCAAGACCAATGAAGTATTGTATGATCTAATCGGAATAAAATTAGATCAACAGACAAATTTAGAAAATTATCTTGAACAAAATTTTCTAAACAAAACTCATTGCGATTGGGCATTGAGCCAACAGCACACTGTGGACATTGACAAACTGAGATTTAGCAATGTTTCGGCTCAGGCCAGGTTAGGAAATCAATTGCATGACATGTATCCTGATGAAATTAGATTTCCCAAGATTGCTGCGGTGTTAGAAAAACTTGGATACATATATCCCTACGAAGAAGTAAACATGGGGGTTCACAGACTAGAGTGGTCTTTTGACAAATCAAACCTCGAGTTCAAAGCTGACACCAAATGGGAAGTTTTTGAAAATCCGTTTGTGGATTCAATGATTACCAACAACGATGTGATAAATTTTTCGTTTGGATATACCTATGTAGGGCGACAATATTATAATAAATTTCGATTCTTTGATACCAAATTAGAATTCAAAGATCATTACAATTATGAATCACTTGAGTTTGCATTTCAGGTAAATTTGAATCGACCCGAGACTGTGCCGTTCAGTCAAGAATCTCAGTTGTGGGCAAAACAGCACGGAATCAAATTGATCGGCGAACAGATTCCGATTGGAAATTTACAAAATTTAGAACAAAATCTTTTTGATTACAGAAAAATTTTGTATCGAAATTCACGAGATAAAAATCGAGCAAAAATTATTTTACACTAAGAGGCAACCATGGCAAAACCATTTGACGTTTCAAAATTCCGCAAGGAAATTACCAAAAGCATTGACGGCCTAAGTATTGGCTTCAATGATCCCACTGACTGGATCTCCACAGGCAACTATGCCTTGAACTACTTGATCTCAGGCGACTTTAACCGTGGCATTCCCTTGGGCAAGGTCACTGTGTTTGCCGGTGACTCTGGTGCAGGTAAGTCATACATCTGCTCTGGCAACATTATCAAACACGCACAAGAGCAAGGCATCTTTGTGGTGTTGATTGACTCAGAAAACGCACTGGACGAAGATTGGCTCAAAGCCCTGGGTGTCGACACCAGTGACTCAAAACTGCTCAAACTCAGCATGGCCATGATCGACGACGTGGCAAAGACCATTTCGACATTCATGAGCGACTATAAAGGCTTGCCCGATGGCGAGCGTCCCAAGGTATTGTTTGTGATTGACAGCTTGGGCATGTTGCTCACACCCACTGATATCAATCAATTTGACAGCGGTGACTTAAAAGGTGACCTAGGCCGTAAGCCTAAGGCACTGACCGCACTGGTTCGTAACTGTGTGAACATGTTTGGTAGTTACAATGTTGGTCTTGTATGCACCAATCACACATACGCAAGCCAGGACATGTTTGATCCTGATGACAAGATTTCGGGTGGTCAAGGCTTTATCTATGCCAGCTCTATTGTTGTAGCCATGAAAAAACTCAAGCTCAAAGAAGACGAAGACGGCAACAAAATCACTGACGTCATGGGTATTCGTGCCGCCTGTAAAGTAATGAAAACACGCTATGCCAAGCCCTTTGAAGGCGTGCAGGTCAAGATTCCCTATGAGACCGGTATGAGCCCTTACAGTGGTCTTGTGGACTTGATTGAGAAAAAAGGCATGCTCAAACGCGAAGGCAACAGCTTGGTGTTTACTACCAGCGACGGCGAGATCATCAAGAAGTTCCGCAAAGCCTGGGAAAAGAACGACGATGGTTGTCTTGACACTGTGATGAAAGACTTCGGAAATCATAAAGAAGCGGTAAGTATCACTGAGGATTCGGAGGAGGCATAATGCACGAAACAGTAGCAAGTGAAATTTGGGGCGAATTAAAGCGATACGTAAACACTGTGGATCGAGCCGAAGCAGCTGAAACAGTGGTCAGTATCTTGATTGATAACGATTGTGATGTCGATGATATCAAGTCTGCATTTTCTGGAGACAAGGACATCAAGCTTGCTCTAAGCAACTATTTAGATCAAGGCGAGGACGAATCAGAGTATGAAGAAGATGAAGACGACGATGAATCAGACTTTGATCGAGATTGGGAAAACTAATCAAACAACAGCTTTGAACAACAACAGGCTTGTCCTGTTGTTGTCATTTAACAGCCAAAAATAACATGTGGTATAACAAAGTGGTATCTGATCTTGGCAATGTGCCAGATTTCATTGCTCACTACGAGAATGAACTGCAATCTGCTAAATCTGAGTGCCGCATCGGTGGAGTAGTGGAACGCAATATCAAAGAGTTGCCGGGAGTCACTGAGCATCGTTTTAATCAACTACAAGAGATTGAAGCTGTATTGAATTATCTCAATATTCAATTGAGAAAAATTCGCAGAAAGCATTTCCAAAAATATTTGGAAGCTTATGCACGAGCACTCACCAGCCGCGACGCTGAAAAGTATGTGGACGGCGAAGATGAAGTTGTTGACTTTGAAACCATAATCAACGAAGTTGCATTGCTGAGAAACAAGTGGCTGGGCATCATGAAGGGTCTCGAAACAAAACAGTGGCAAATGGGCCATATTGTGAGACTCCGCGCAGCAGGCATGGAAGATATAACAATATAATGTTTTTTCAAAATCACGAACAAAGTCATGCTCACAGTTTAGAAACACTGAATTGGCTATACGAGCATGATGACTTCATGGCCAGCATAGATACTTTAATTGATCTTGGCTGCGGCGCTGGTCTAGATCTTGAATGGTGGGCAACTCGAACCACACGTGATGAGAATGCACAACCGTTGAATATTAATTGCACAGGATTGGATTTAGTCGATAGCCTAAGTGTAGCGCATCGTTATCCCAACATTGTGTATCAACGCAATAACTTTGAACAGCAAATCTACACACCCAAAAAGAAAAAGTATGACGTATTATGGTGCCATGATGCTTTTCAATATGCAATCAATCCACTGCAAACTCTCAAGCTTTGGTGGGACATTGCCGAATCAGGTGCCATGCTGTGTTTGATTGTGCCGCAGACCACTAACATCGAACATCGCAAATTGAAATTTATTCAACCACAAGGTTGCTATTATCATTACTCGATTGTAAATTTGATTCACATGCTGGCTGTGTCGGGCTGGGATTGTGAATCGGGATTCTTCAAGAAGTTCCCCAACGACCCTTGGTTGCATGCTGTGGTATATCGTAGCGATCGCGGCCCTCAAGATCCTGCTACCACATCCTGGTATCAACTGGCTGAACAAGGGTTGCTGCCCAAATCTGCAGCCAACAGTGTTCAACGTCACGGATATGTTGTGCAAGATGAATTGGTATTGCCGTGGCTGGATAAAAATCTAACTTGGTTTGGTCAACAATGAAAATAACTCAACCTGGTTTCATGTGCGGATGCGATACACTGTATTTTAATCAACTTGGCAAAATATTATATGCATCTGTCAGGGAACATGCACCCTGGGCACACATGCACTTTCATATTTTTGATGCAACCACAGATGATCTGGCCTGGACAAGTTCTCAAGAGAACTGTAGTGCAAGCAGTGAGGTAACCCCGGCTGAATACAATCAAAACATTGAACAACGTCGAGCTTACTGGTCTAACATGCGATGGGTAAGAGTATTGGATTATTATGATGATACAACTCCTGTGATTGACATTGATGCTGATTGTGTTATGGTTAAACCCTTGAGTCAAGAACAGTTTCTATCTGACTTGCAACGCAGTTGGGTTCCCACGGCCCCCAAACGTGATCAGCGAAGTTTAGCCAGTGCCGTGGGATTTGCTCCAGACCAAGCTAGATATCGATTTGCTGAATTGTTATTAGACATAAAAAACAATAGCTACTTTCGGTGGGCGGACGATCAGCGTATGTTAGATATCATGATTGATACCGGGGAAATTAGTCTAATGGATTTACGATATACTGATTATAAATTCAAAGACAGTTCATATGTTTGGACTGGCAAAGGTGAAAGAAAAAACGGTGCCAAAAAAGGTTGGCAATTTGTTGAAGTCAGTAAAAAATATCAATGATTAAATATGCGTATGCACTGAACATGCCTGGTGAGCACACTAAATGGACGCTGGAACCGTGGAAGAAAAAAGGACTCCGGGTATTTGATACTGTAAAACAAGTACCCGATGGCTATGTATTAATTGCCAGTCACTATGCCCCTTGGTGGAGTCCACTTAAAGAATACATTGCCCAAGGCAGACCTTACATTGAAATTGAATATGGATACTGGGGACCGGACACACCTCGACGAGAAACACGTAGAGTAACTTATAACGGGCACCATAACATGAATATGCAAGCTGTTCCCCATAGCAGATCACATTTATTTCCTATGCCTGGACACAATACTTGGCGAACCACTCCAGGGGAATATGTGCTAGGGATACAGCCCGTCGAATCTGTGTTACTAGAACGCACTGGAGAAAATTTAGATCAATTTAGACAACGTATTGCTGATACTATTGCTCCGTATTGGTCAGGACCTATCAAGTGGCGTAAGAAGATGGGTGCAAAGTTTGCTAGATTTGAAACATTTCGAGAGCAAGTGGTCAGTGC